TCATGCTCATAAGCCGAACGTTTGTTCAGGGGATCTAGCCTGCTGACCCGGCGATGTAGCTCGTCACGGTCATCTTCTGCTGAGAGAATGATAGCTGTGCCGTGATGCGCGACCAAACCACCGAATGCATTCTGCATGCCTTCGCCAGAAGCGACCTTCATGGCTAGATCTAGCGTCATCATACCTTTACCGCTGTCACCCGCTGCTGCGAACACGACTGGTACGCCTAGTGGAAGGGTATCACCGATTAAGAACTTCTGATCTGGTGCGCGACCTTGAAACTGCGCACTGGCAAGTAGACTAGGATTTTTTAGAGATAGAGCCTTTTTAACCTTATGAACTGGAGCATTTAGGAACTTGGCAATGTCGAAACCTTCGTCAATTGCGTCCGCTGCGTCCCACTTTTTAGGTTTACCCTTTGGCGGCACGAGCATCGTAATTGATTTTGCACCTGCGTTTTGGGCTAACTCTTGAATAATCTTTGCCAGTTTCAGACCCGCTTCGTCATTGTCAGGCCAGATAATTAACTCTTTGCCCTGCAATGGAGAAAAGTCGAACTTATCTTTTGTTTTCTGGGATAGCATTCCTGCGCCACCAATGGTGCATGTTGCTGTGTATCCCATCTTTGTAAGTTCATCTGCGCATTTTTCGCCTTCTACCCAAATAATGCGACCTGATTGCGCGATGTCAGGCAGGTTATAAAGAGGGCGCGTTTCAGGCAGACGAGGGAACTGGCGAAACTCTTTCTTAGCGTTGCCGTCACTGTCCCGAACAATTTCCCCTGCTGGGGTGCGTTCGATATATCTGCGCACTGTGACGAGGATTTCGCCATCTCCCGATAGGTATAAGTATTCGCCATCATGTGGTGTATTTACATCAATTACCCGGCGTTGTTTAACTTGTTCGGGTTGTATAGGATTTTGTACCGGGAACTGCTGGGCCAAACTGGGGTTAATAGGATTCATAGGTGGCTCTGGTCTATCTTGCTTCAGATAAGACGCGAAATGCTCTGCTACATCTGGAACCTTCCAGTTATTTGCCCTCATTAATATTTTTGTAATTCCACCAATACCTTCGCCCGTATTGAAGTCCATGCCACGCATGAAGTTTGGACTCATTGGATCAATTTCGATCTTTAATGATTGCCCTGCTTCGCCATCCAGCGAGCCTAAATAGAACTCATTTCGGATTACTTTACCGTTTGGAAATGCATTTTTTAACGCTTCGATTTGCACATATGACGGAACCCTTTCCGAAATCTCTGCGACTAAATCTTTTCCGTTATTACCATATCCTGTGTTGCCAACTACCCTTAATGACATTATATTGTCCTCATACCCATAAATACTTCTCTAGGGGGCTAGTTCTAGGACTGGCCCCTTCTTTTTTATTCACCTTTCCAGCAAGTCTCCCGATACTCGCAGAACTTACAAAGAAAGAAGTCTTTGCTTTGTGCTACTCTTGGCAAGATGTCACCTGCTTTGGAAGCCGTCAAGATATTTACGGCCTTATCACTTGCCTTCTGAGCCAACTCCTTATCATAAGGAACTAGCTCGTAATAAACTTCTGATGTGTTTTTATTCACAACAGTAAACAGCGCAGGGTGTTTAGTTAAATCCATATATGTTTGATAGAGTGCGATCTGCGTTGCATAAATTATGTTGGCCTTCGCTACGCCATGTCGAACAAAAGACTGAAACTTTTTGTCGTTGGCGGATTTGTTTTCCCATAACGATGGGTATCCCATTTCTACGGGGCCATCGCATATTACGCCGTCGATGTGACCTTTGATTTGATCATCAGCGATAGAGAAGCCAAATTGTTCGCCTTGTTTGTCTTCCGTGCGAAGGTCAAAGCCAGCGTCCCTGATCCATTTTGCTGCGTAGTCTTCAATCTCGTGACCGAACTGAAAAATGCGTAACGTTCGTGCGCTAAACTCTGACCCCTCATCTTGTGGGTAATTCATAAAACGATACTGTATCTTGCGACTACATTCGTCACCTACACTAGATGCGCCAAGATATTTTCGACGTTCGCGCTTCGATTCGTTACGCAAGATGCCATCGTCTACCGCTGACTTGATAGCCTCTGCTGTAGGATCAGAAGGGGATGCTTGTAGATGGGAAGCTGCCCGTTGACTTAAAGTACTTTTGTTCAAGTTCAGCAACGTGAATCTCCTGTGATAACTTTTCTGCTTCTTGCAATCCAAAGATCAAAACGTGTACCTGATCCTCTGATAAGTCTGAAAACTTGGTATCCCAACCAAACTTTTCCAGTATGAATGCCAATTCATTTATTGGCTTTGTTAATGGTGGCATGCTCAATGCACTGTCTCCTCTCCTGCTCCGTCTATAATTAAGTCCATTATTTCGTTTAATTCTTCTTTAGGGACTTCTTTATTTTTGTATTGCATCATCAAAACTGTTAATTCGTTAATGATAACATCGGCTGTCCCGAACAATACTTCGCCTTCCTCGTCTTCCAGAAACTCTTCGTGAACGATTTTATTTACCGTTTCGGTAATTTCTTCTATGTCACCTAGATCTTTACAAAAGCACATGTAATCGTATTCCTCGGTGTATAGTTCTTGTTCGTCACTTCTCTTGGCTATTGAAAGAACGAGTTCAAATCTTGCCATCTCCAACATCCTCTCCGTTGTTATGTCTTAACCATAACGCTAAATCAGAAATAAGATATTTAAATTCAAATGGATGTATCTTGGCGACCAACTCACCATCATACCAGATTTTGAGTCCATCATCATAAACAGACCAACGTATTCTTGCGTCTTTCATAGATATTTCTCCACTGCTATCTCAATTACTGTCCTATTCCACAGGAAATTCAGCATGCATGCTGCTTTATACTTTGTCCATGAAAAGTCCATGAACCCCACTTCGATGCCTTGCTTCCGCAGATGTTCGATCTGCTTTGGCGTTGCACCTTGATCTAACCACCGCTTGGTTTTCTTGGCAGCGCCACCGTCTTCGATTTCACGCAGGAAGTCATCGGCTGCTGCCGTAGCCTGTGTACCGCCGCCTACTGCTAGTACGCGCAACTGCATTCCCGTTGCTTTTGCTTTTCCGAAAGCAATGCTCAACTCTGGTGTGTTGGCAACTCCGACAAACCCTTCGAATCCCATAGCCATGCGTAAGCTACCGTCACCAAACAAGTCGATCCAACGGAAGGGAGACATTTTCATCAGATCGTATTCGGTCATAGTAAACCGAACAAGTTCCTCTTTTTCCTCGGATTCCGATACAATTTCTGTACCGCAGATAGGGCAGACTTGCGCCCCCATAGGAATTTCGCTTTCACACTCCACACAAATCTTTGTGGGTGCTTCGCCCTTTTCGCGATCATCTAAGTTCACTGAGTCTTCAAGTGAGCCGTGCGTGAGAACACTTGTTCCGAAATCCAGAACCACGCAGTCTGTTTTAACAATGTCAGGAAACTCTTCTGGATCAATAGTGCGTAGGCCACGCCCGATCATCTGCACCATTGTGCCCTTCTGAGAACAGGGGCGCGTTAGAACCACACAGGACACAGGTGGAGCGTCAAAGCCCTCTGTAAGCACTGCTACGTTCACGACTACCTGTACGTCACCGTGGGCTAGGTCATGCAGTATTTTGGCTCTCTCTTGCTTTGGTGTGTCTCCTGTGACGATACCCGCGTTGATGTCCTCATAAAGAAACTCTTCTAGAAGGTCTTCAGCGTGTGTGACCGTGCTGCAGAATACAACAGTCTTGCGATCTTCTGCGTGATTCAACCACTCTTCAACAACCTTCTGGTTAATCACCTTGCGGTTCATAATCGCTTCGACTTCATCCATGTCAAAGTCGTTGCCTCTGCGTGTGACCTTATCAAGTTGGTCTTTGACCCCGCAATCAATCACATAGGTACGCGGTGCAACAAGAAAGCCTTCTCGGATTAAAGTGGTGATTTCAATCTGGTGTGAGCAATTGCTGAATACGCTGCGCAGTCCCTTGCCATCGCCACGGTTAGGCGTAGCTGTGAAGCCCACGATTTCTACGTTGGGGTTGTCCTTCTTTACCGCGTTGATAACCTTCTTATAGGTATCTGCGGCGGCATGGTGGCTTTCGTCTATGACAATCATATCAAACACGACACGATCACGTAGGTTCCTATCGCGTGAGATTGTTTGCACCATAGAGAATACTGCATCGCCATCCCAACACTTTACTGCGCCGTTTACGATGCTTGTTGTGATGTACGGGTTAATGCGTTCAAACTTGGATTTGTTTTGATTAACAAGCTCATCTCTGTGCTGCATCACAAGAATCTTTTTACCATCCTTGAATCGACGCCCAATGAGAGCGGACATCATAATGGTCTTACCTGCGCCTGTGGGGGCGACTACTATTGTATTGCTGTGCTTATCGAGTGCGTTAAATGCATCATCGACAGCCGCCTCTTGATATGGACGTAATAACATTGATTACCCCAAGAACTTAAATTCTGAAATTGGAATGTGAACCACTGGTTCAATATCTTGCCAGTCATTGCGGTCTGTGCGACCACCAACCATAACAGGCCAGTCATTCTTAAAGTATGTATAGCCAAGTTTATCTTTCCACTTAACAAGAAGGATGCTGATGATCCCAGATGATTGTTTCAATCCGTTTGCGGCTGAAACTTTGGAAAGAGATAGCAAAAGTGTACTGTATTGATCGTGATTATTTGTCCTAACTTTGACCTCGCAAAATCCAACAACTTTGTCTTGCTTTAGGACACAATAATCTAGGTGATATTGCTTGGGCATCTTTGCAAATCCAAAATTAAACGGACCACAGAATGCCTCAATAACACTGCGCTCATTGCGCAAGTCATCAACAGTCTCATACGTTGGACGCATAAGATTCTCCTTTTAATCTAGAAAGTGAGGGGGTATTTGGCCCACGGCCCCCCTTCCGTGGTCTAGCAGGTGCAGAGTGACCTGTGCCTCTAGATATTACCGATTAGCCCAACTTGGTGCTACACCTGTTGCCTGTGGTTGAGGCGTTGGTGCTGCCGCTGCAGATGTCTGCATGACTGGTTCTTGACCAGTTGGGATAAAATCCTTTTGGTTCGGCGTTAAGGCTGCTGTTAGCTTGTTGCTATCAGAATAGCCATTGCTGCCTTTCTTGATGCCAACTTTAGCGCAAATCTCCATTCCATTCAAGTCCATGATACCTGAAATGTTTCGACGCTGTTGCGCGTCTGGTGACATGTCGCTTGGATCAAGGCTATTCGCGCTTTCAATGATCTGACGCAGTGTTTGCAAGCCAATCTCTTTGGCCTGTGGAATACCGCTCTGACCCATCTTGTCGCCATCGACAAAGATGCGATCCCAGAACTTACGGCGATCATGTTCGCCGCCCACGATTGTGAACTCTAATTCCATCCACTTCGCCTTTGATGACTGTGATTGCTTGAACCACTGACCTGCGCCGAACTCTTGAAGTTCGATGTCGCCCATCTTAACGATGATTACAGCGCGGCACACTGTGGCTGCAGGGATTAGGGTGCGCTCCATTTGTGGTGCGTCTGATACGGGTGCATTATTTAGATTAAGCATTTGCGATTTCTCCTTCGCTAGAATTTTGAGCGTTTGGATCAACAAAGTCCAATGGGCGCTCTGATTGCAATGGGCCTGTTGACATCTTTGCCATCAGTTTACCCAAGTGCGGTTCTTCTAATGTGTCGAGCCTACCAGACCGATCTTTAGCAGGGTAGCCCCATTCGTTTAGGGCACCGCAGACGAAGGCACGAAACGGTCCATTGTCCCCACCAAGGACCGCCATCGTGATCACTTCGTCTACGATTCCCGGCAATTCGCGTCCAGTCTTGCTGCCCTCAATCTGAAGCGCGTATTGCTTTCTGCCATAATCATCGGTAACTTCGTCTAGGATGCCGACGAAAATGACATTCTTTGCGCGGATATGCTGCAAATGCGTAAGCCATGCCATCATCTCGCGCCCGTGCATGCCATAGGCCGAACGAGTGTCCAACTTGCCAGTCCTATCGGATCGTGATTCTGGCTGTTGTTGGCACCACTGAAAACATAGGCGACCTGCGACTGTGATTGAGTCAACAAAGATCGTGCTAAACTTCGCCATAATCTCTTGAGGATCACCATATGTTTGCACAACGTAATCGTAATGTGCTTGGCTATATGGCTGATCCTCTGACAATGATGGGTTTGGCCCACCAATGTAGCATGCAAAGTCACGGCATTCTGCCCATGTTTGAGGACGGATAACGTCGATGGGGTATCCTTCGATAGCCGCATCACCCGCTTCTAAGTCCATGAATAGTGTAGTGTTTGGCTCTAGTGTACGAGCCAATGTTGTTTTGCCTACGCCGCTTGCACCACATACTACGATCTTGTGACCGCGCTTTTCTGCAAGACGTTGTTCGGCTGTAATAATTTGTAAACCCATTTTATTTTACCACCCTTAATTCTTCAGTTGCATATTTTTTCATTACTCCATAAACGCTTTCTTTCACTTGATTCCTAAAGCTGCTGAAAATGGCAACATTTTTAGATTGCGAATCGTAATTTTGAAAAGCGAACATCCCGCGCATAAAGTAATCATTGTCCAAGGAAACTCCAGCCCTGTTAATATGAATTTGACCTTCCATAATTTGACGATACATAGCGATAAAAATCACAGGCCATTCGTTGATTTCATTACGACATAAGCTCTTATAAATATTTAAAGCACTTTCGTGGTCAATGCGTTTTGTTGCAATCGCCAGAGCATAAGCTGCGCGGAAGCCAGTTTGTTTCCAAATGCCACGCGAAGTCTTGGGCGGTTTGATGTCATATTCAATTTCTGAAAGCAAATCACCAATCGAATCTTCCAGAACGCGACTTACATCTTCTGGTGTTGGATGTGAAATTGATGATGCAGATCGCAACAGAAATTGAATTGGATGAACAACTCCATTATGAGCGCCTGTGATATCGGCATTAGACCTAACTTTGCCTTGATCTAAATACTTGTAGATGTCCTTATCTTTCCGAATGCAGATTGCATAGGGAATTGTCATACCAGTTTCAATTTGAGCATTTGAACGATGTTGTCCATTCGTCATAATCCAACCAGACTCAGTTTTGACAAATACAAGTGGCTCTGGATGAAGAACCCAACGATTTAAGTTCATTGATCGAACATATTTCCGAAATGTCGCTTTATTTAAGTCGCGATTTCCTTCGTAATTCCAACCGATTATAGATTCCATTTCTGATGCAGTAATTTCTGCATTAAAATGAATTTGCTTTTGATCAAGCTGATTGACCGATTCGATCATTTTCTTATAGTTTAATTCTAGTAAATCATGAATACCCATCATTCTACCTCTTCGATTGAGAAACCACCAACCTCTACCGTGCGGCAAGGCTCCAATACTTCTTTGATTGAAGGTGGTGCTGTTGTGTACTTACGCTCTTCTACGGCGAGTGTAAGTTTCCCATAGTGACGAGCCTCGTTCTCAGGCATTTCTTGCAATGCCTTGCCAAGCTCATCTTGATCCCATGTTACCTTTTTGCGGACAACAGCTTTCAGCTTTTTGTTTCCCGCAACGATGTGTGTGGTACCAAAGTCTTTACCGTCTGCGCGTAATGCGTCACGCGCTACGGTTAACCACATATCTGAGATTTGATCTTCAATGTCTTTAAGTTCAGTTTTCAAGTCTGAGAGAATAAACTTCAACTCCTCTCGACGTTGAAACAGTTCACTACTGTTCATGTCAGTCTCCGCGTTAAATTTTCTAGAACCCTAGACTTAGGATAGTATGGGATTCGTGTCAACAACTTTTTGTATAAATTTTTTTATTGACATTTGGAAAAGTATGGGGTATTATAGAAAAGTCAACAACAAAAGTTGGCACGTTATTTGAAATGTCTAACATGAGGTTAAAAATGCAAAGTTACAAAGAGCTTGAAACAGCCGAACTGCGTCAATGGTATATGAATGCATATGCAACGCGACATTGTTTAGGTCACAAAAAGCATGATCGAAACAGACGCCTTACAGAATTGTATAGGGAAGAACTTCAAAGCAGAGGAGAGAACGTCCCAAGTAATGAAGAAGTCAAAGAGTTCGGAAAGTTTAACGGACAAGGATCATCATAAGTGAAGGGGCTACGGCCCCTTCTTTTTTGAAAGGTAGATGTCGATGTTATGCACAGCCCTCATAAGTTTTTTCTTCAACTTAAACTCTGGGGTTTCTACGCCCTTTGCGTCTTCGATTATGTGTTCCCAATCACCGTCTTTAGTTTCCTTATCGTACTGGAAGTCAGCAACGTAGGTGCAAATCTTTTGACTGTTGACTGTGATTAAGAAGCGCGGCTGAAGTTCGAGATTCTTTATACGCCCCGCTTTCTCTAAAGACTTTAGGTACAAATACCGCTGCGATTCCCACTTTGAATCAAATGTAATCCCATCAACCACAGTCTTCTTGTTGCCGTACTTCGGCCTTGACCTTTTAAGTTTGGGATTATATGTTGGTTTCGAGTACATTATGGGAGTTATGCTAGTGCCTAAGCCATCAAAATACAAGTCTATAGGTGTCAGCACAGACACTTATGAAAAAATAGTTCAAATGGCGGAGAAAGAACGCCGCAACATTTCGCAGCAATTGTCGCTTCTTGTTGATCGTGAGTATGAATCTTACGGTATGACAAGACAGCCCACACCTGCTCGTATTGTTACAGGTGGTCTATCCGCAATCATTGAAGATTAAAGAAGCCCCGCGCTTCCAAGACCCCCTAGTAGTGTAGAAGCTATATAGGGGTTTCTTTTTGCGCGTTCACGCAAGCTCTGCTGTTGCTGGATAATCCGGGGGTCTATTTTTTGGGTTATCTGCATATTTTCTGCATTTACCGGGGGAAGCACTTGTGGAACACTTGTTCGGCTTGTGCGTGGCTGCTCCGGGGGAGTTCCGCGAACCTGCTGGGGAGAAGTAAGTAACTGCCCCAAGCCCTGACGAGTTGCTACATTGCCGCGATTGATCGCTCCAAGTGTAGCACCTACACCCTTTACCGCCCCTGCTGCCCGTTGCGTTAACGGTACACCTTCTCCAGTAACTTGCGCTGCTGATTCGTTCAGTGCTTGCGTTAGGCTTTGTGCCGCTGCCTGTGGGCTTGTGCGACCTGCCTTAACTTCTAACGCACGGCGCATAACTGTTGGGTTGTTTATCATATGGTTCAACACACGAAAGCGACCCGCTTTGGGGATATTCTTCAGTGGGTTTGTGTACTGACCTGTACGGATAGCGTCTGCAGCTAGTGAACCCGCGCCTCTTGCCCCTGTATCACGCAAGAAAACAAGGTCATCAGCCATTTGTTTGATGTCTTTTACTGCCTGTTCTCCAAGAACTTTGTTCAGCATTTCAGGCTTATAAGACTCCAGCGCATTACGAAGAGAGTAAGCTGCTTTCTCGTTAATGAAGATATCTTCGTCTACTGAACCAAGAATATCATTAACAATTGTTCGTTTTATTGTGTTTTGAGCTTCCGGGCTATCTTCAAAGAACTTCAGGATGCGGTTCATTTGCGCACGGGTCATGTTGCGATTTGTGATCGCCGCTGCTGCTTCTTCTGGGTCTAGGTTTCCTGAGTTTAAACGGCGTAAGATGCTAGACTGAGATGCTTCTTCTAGTCCGACCTGCGCATCACGAACGCTACGCAGTGTTTGAACAATTCCTGCATCTGGGTTCTGAGCCACGATGCGCTGAAGCGTTGCGTCATCAATCTTTTTAACGCCCCCGTAAGCCAGTGATTTTGCTAGGCTTTGAACTTCGCCCCACTGATCGCCAAACAATAGCTTACCAGTTTTGTCTTTGTTCATACGCTTGATTTTGCCGTAGAACTGAACACCGTTAAACTTCGTTGGGTCTGCGAAGTCTTTGTT